CGAATACTTTATAGACTTAAATACTACCACTAATAACGCAACAAACGAATTATTTGATTTAGATAAAAAGTTTGTAGGAACGCCTGATTACCTAGGTCTTGCCTTTTTTTGGGGGTATGAGTTTAAATATTGGTTACGAGATTGCACAGTTGCAGAACGTAAAAAAGTTCATTCTGAGTGGTTGAAACAAGGGTTGGATTTTGCAGCCGATAGCGATAACGACATTAATTGCGCTCCCCATTGGAAAATTATTAAGCAAGTTTGCAAAACTGTTGCAGAGCAAGAAGAAAAAGGAAAAAGCAAATGACTAACCCGTACATTATAGACTGCACTGGCGATGCTGTTGTCGGTGATGAGGTAAAATTTGAACGAGCGATATTTACAGGAAGTTATCCGAAGTCAAAATTTTCACATAACGAGACAATAGAAGCCGTCATAGTAGCAGACAGTTATGGAGAAAAAAAGCAGCAGCACACGTTCATGTTGCTTTTGCTTAACGGTGAAAAAACCAGGATCAAAGGCCGCAACCTATACAGAAATAAAGTATTTAGGAAACCTTGGTTTGATGAATCAAAAAGAGTGGAAGCCTTGCAAGAAAAACATAATCGCGGTGACTTAGCCCGCACAGAAAGAATCATCAGAAAAGAACTAGCGTATTAAACATGAAAGGAAGGGGTTTATTTATAGATAAACCTTTTTCTTGTGTGTTTGAAACTAAAACAAATAAAGGAAAAGAACATGGAACTTAAACTGAAAAATATAAAGGTCTTACTTTCCGCAAGCGAAGAAACCTTTTGTTATGAAGCCGTTGTTTATAAAGACAACAAAAGAATCGGTCTTGTGATGAATCAAGGTTTTGGGGGTTCAGACTCTTATGATTTCGATTCTAAAGTACACAATGAAATCAACCAGTGGTGTAAAAAAAATCTGCCTACTTCCACAGGTTACGATGGAAAACAATTCCCTACTGATTTTGAAATGTTTTGCAACAAGCAGGTAGCATTACATCTTGATAAAAAAGAACTTAAAAAATTACTTAAAAAGATAGCAATCTATGACAAATCAAAAAATAGTATTTACACGTATCATTCCTATAAACCATCCAGTCTTTGGGGTGATAAGGAATGGGATCGTTTTAAAAAGAACGAAGATGAAATTATTATGAATAAACTTAGTGAGTCTGAAGCTTTGAAACTACTTCAGAGTATTTGAACAAAGCAAACTAAAAGAAAGGGAATAGAAGATGTTTGAAAGAAGATACGTTACTCAAATGCTAGATTATTACAACGACGGTTTTGTATCGGGTGTTATCTATCAAGACCCTCAAAAAGACCATAAAGTTGTAGCTTTTGCTATACGCCATATCTGCGGTTCCCATGCTTCTTTTTATAAAAAGAATAATAGATGGTGGGTCAACGCGAGTGGTTATTATAATTGCGTAGGCTCTTAAACATGAAAGGAAGGGGATTGTCTATCTATAAGATCATCCCTTTTCTTGTGTGTTTAAAATCAATTAAAAAAAGGAGTAACTGATGTGGGTACTACCCAAAAACTACCAACTCTCCTGTCCCTTTGTAGCGGATATGGTGGAATTGAAAGAGGACTTGAAATTATTGGAATCAAACATCGAGTCGTCACTTATGTGGAGATCGAAGCCTACGCAATTACGAACTTGGTTTCAAAGATGGAATCGGGTCAGTTGGATGCCGCACCTGTTTGGACGAATCTTAAAACCTTGCCAGTGGAGCCGTTTCGAAGACGAGTTGACATTATCACTGGCGGCTACCCATGCCAACCTTTCAGTGTCGCTGGAAAAAGAGGAGCAGAAAAAGACGAAAGACATCTCTGGCCTTACATCCGAGAAATCATCAGAGCAGTTCGACCTGTTCGATGTTTCTTTGAAAACGTCGAAGGACACATCAACCTTGGACTCAGAGAAGTCATTAGCGACCTGGAAAGCCTTGATTACAAAACGGCGTGGGGAATATTCAGCGCGGCTGAAGTCGGCGCACCTCATCAGAGAAAAAGGGTCTTCATCATGGCCGACAGTCAGAGTCAGTTCCGCAAACGGAGCCAGCCAAAAAGAATTGTCGGAAGGAAATCCAAAGAGAAGGTTAGAAACAGAAGTTCTGTTGTGGCCGACACCGACAGCACACGAAGCAAGACTAGGGTATCAAGACAGAAGCGATCCGACCAAGAAAGGTACGCAAGAATCTCTGACAACTGTGGTGGTAAACCGAGCAGGGGGGAGATCGGAATGTCTTGGCCATCTGGCTCCAGAATTTTGCGAGTGGTTGATGGGTGTCCCGACAGGGTGGACCGAATTAGACTTCTAGGGAATGGCGTTGTTCCCAAAACAGCAGCTAAAGCATGGGCTGTTTTATCAGAAGAATTAGCATAAAAAGCTTTTCCGTTTATGAGATAAATGCTAATATTTTTTAACTAAACGACAAACAAAAGGAAAGGAAGAAAAAATGAGTATTTTTAACGATATACATATTGAGATAATAGACCAAGAAAAAAAAGCCGAGGAAGCATCAGACGCTTTCTATCGTGGTGAAAGTATAGACGATTCAAAAAAGACGAGAGATACAGCAGAGAAATTTGGCGTTGGAAAGCTTACAATAGAATCCTGTAGCAGCGAAGTTTTAATAGGGTTATTACCCCTTCTACAACATGCTCAAGGTAATATGCATGAGGTTTGTGAACTTAAAGTAAGCTTTGTCGTTTTGGACGAGGGAGCTAACGTCCCTTTTTAATAATAAATATGAAGGAAAAGAAAATGGAAGAAAATAGAAACGAGTTTTATAGGTTGCGAGAAGCCTTAAACCAATCGGGCATGAGTCAACGAGACTCACAACAATTAACAAAATTGCTTGGTCCTAATCTAGCTACAATCAGTTTGCTACTGGCGGAACTATTACCAAATAATAAAAAGGCCGTGGAGCAATGTTTGCCAGAAATTATATCACTAAACAAACAATTTGAGAATTTACAGAAGGGGGACTTCTAAGTGTTTTGGTTATTACAGAAGTTATTAGAATTAATTTATGGAAGTGATAGTGTTGAGAAATATAACGACAAGAGGAAAGATTAGAGGTAATCAAATAACTTAGAGTAATTCTTATCCTCGATACATAAATCGGGTTCAACGGAATCAAGGCCATACAGCGCAAGTTGTACGGCCTTTTTTTCAGCCTTAAACAACAGCCAGCTTTTTTCGCGTTTCATTTTTCTAGGTATGTAACGTACCAATATGTAAACAGGTGCGTTTTTTGCTTTGGTCATGTAGGAGATTTGTGCCGGACTAAGCCGCACTTTGTTAGAGGTGCAGACTTTTAATTCAATCTGGGTTATTACCCCCTTTGGTGTAATAACGGTTAAATCAGGATAACCAGCGTAAATGCTTTCTACTCTTGTTAATACGAATCCTGGTGGAGTTGATTGTTTAAATCTCTGGTAGAACTGACGTTCCCTAGTCCCTGTCTCCTGAGGAATCGATTTCGGCATCTTGAACAATTTTGTATTCGGCATCTAACACCTCTTCAGAGGGTGAGTGATATTGGGATTTTAGTTTTTTAAGCTCTTCTAGGACTCGCTCCTTGTCCATCGAATCAATAGAGGAGTGATGCAAACTTACGGACTGATTGACGTACAGTCCGGCGGCCTTACCCCTACTGACCTCGGCTTGAATGGAAGCTCCATAATTTTCAGATTCCAAACTACGATTCCTGAGGTAAGCGAGGGATTTGAGATGAGATTTTAAAGTAATTGAGAATTGCGAGTCAATTTCTTCAGACAACATCGATATAGCTCGCTGGACTTTAGGGTTTTTCAGCAACGTAGTAGCTGTCGAAGCGGCAGAATCACGGTTGCCTTTTCCGTATCCAGCTTCAAGCGCAAGGTCTGATAGATTTCTAAAACCTTTATGAGCTGCAACAAGCTCCGCGAAACGCCGTTGTTTTTCTGTTAATTCGCCAACCACGGCTACTTTAGGATCGACCTCGGT